AAGTTGATGACCGGAATCCGTGAGCTTTACCGAAAAGACCCGAATCCGCCAAAGCAGGAGGCACCCAAGAATGAAGCCCCAAATCAAGAAGCCCAGAAACAGGATGCCCCCAAACAGGATTCGTCCAAACAAGAAACGAAGCCCGAAGAAAAAAAGCAGGTTAGCGTCTTTGAGAAACTCAATAAAAAGGATGAAAAGAAGGGTGAGTCGGCTCCTGTTGAAGATCCTTTGGCTCATATTGAGGCTCCGAAGGAAATGAGCGAAAAGGCTTCCGAGCATTGGAATCGGCTCAAGAAGGAAGCCCAGACCAAGATTGCGGATGCTGAAAAGCGTTACAAGGAGGCGCAATCGCAGATTGAAACCTACAAGAAGGCGACCCCCGCCGAAGCCGCCGAGGTTGAAAAGCTAAAGTCCGATTACAAGTCCGCTATGGATCGTTTGGCGGTCTTGGACATCCAGAGCCACCCGGACTTCATCAACCAGTATAAGGAGCCAAAGCTAAAGGCACTCAACGAGGCCAAGGAAATCCTTTCCTACAATGGCAATGACTCGGCTGATCTTGCTCAACTCATGGCAAAGCCATTGAAGGATTTCAACAAGACGGTGGCCGAGATGACCCGAGAGATGAATGGCATGGATGCCACGACCGTTCAGGCTTCTTTGCGTCAGGCATATAAACTGGCCCAGGAAGAAAAGAACGCGCTTGGGAATGCCTCGGGCCTGCGTGAACAGCTTGAGTCCAAGAGCGCCCTTGAAAGCAAAAAGGCGTTTGAGGAAACGTGGGGCAATTTTGGTGGGGCTGAAAACTTCCTGTCCACGGTTGAAATCCCCGAGGATGCGGCTCCTGAAGAAAAGACGGAGCTTTCAGCATATAATCAGGCCATCCAGCAGGTTCGCCAGAATGCCGAAAAGTATGCCTTTGGGCGGATTGATTCCCGGACTGCGGCCCAAGTTGCATCCAAGGCCGCGATCCTAGATACTATGGTGAACGTGGTGGTTCCCCGCATGAATAAGGAATATTCCCAGATTCTTTCGGAAAGGAATGCCCTTGCCGCCGAGCTAAAGGCCATTCGTGGTGCCAAGAACCCAGGCAACTTTTCCACCACGCCGTCCGCCAATACAAACGATCCCAAAGTTGAATATCAAAAGGCGCGTGAAGGTCTAAAGGCGGCTTTTAGATAATACTTGACGTAATATTCACCAACCAAGAAGCCATCCCTAGCCTAAGCAGGGATGGCTTCCTGTTTTATACGCCTAATAGACTGAGTGGCGACGGTCAGGATCGTACCCCGTGCGATCAAACATAAACGTAACCTCAATCATTTACTAACATGCCTGATCTTGTAGCCATCAATAACTTCTTCACGCAGAGCGTGAATCAATTCGTCGAACCCATCTATAACTGGATTTGGCGCACCAACCCGTTCATCAGCATCGTGCCCCGTGCCGAGTTCACGCCGATGGACGGTCTTATCCCGAAGGTTGTGACCACGACCTCGGAACTCCCGACGGCTTATCCTAACTGGAGCAACCTGTCGCTTTCCGATGGCACCACGACCTCCTGCGATGTCACCGCGACCACGATTCAGGACGGCACCATCGAGCGCAACTACCAGCTTGAAGTGTCGGCCTGGAACAGCCGCGTGCTGTGCCTTACCGACCTCCAATTCGACTGGCAGGCGGAACAGGAAGTTGCCAACCTCCAGAAGAACCTGACCCAGTACGTCACCGTCACTTGGTCTGACTGGTATCGCGTCAAGAGCCTCGCCGCCTGCAATAACAAGGTCACGACCCTTGCTTCTGGCGCGACGGATCAGGATACCAACTCGAATGCCAACTTCTCGGGCCTTACCCTCCCGACCACGAATATCTCGTGGGATCACCTCACCCCGCTGTATGATATTCTGATGCAGGCCGGTGCCGAGGCGAACGCTGTTGGTTACTCCGAGGGCCAGCCGCTTGTTTCGCTGGTTTGCGGGCCTGGCATCAAGCGCCGTCTGTGGCAGGATGACACCAAGGTTCGCGATACCGTGAACTGGGGTGATGCCTTCCAGAACTTCACCGCTCGCGGTATTAACACCTCGATCAACGGTTATATCCCGAACATGGATCTGTACCCCATCCGTTACGCGGCTGATGGTACGACCAAGATCTACCCGACGATCAATGTCGCGGCCAGCAAGGGTAAGAAGAACATCCCGAATCCCGACTACCTCACGGTCGCCCGTGGCGGTCTGGCGGTTTACGAGGTTGTTTATATCATGCCCCGCGATGTGTGGGAGGCTCGTATCCGTCCGGTTGGGCCGACCAACTACGGCATGGCCTCGTTCAACCCGGTCAACTACGTTGGCGACCTCCGCTGGATCAACAACCCCGACATGTCGAACAACTATCTCGGCACGAAGGGCTTTTACAATATCCAGATCCAGGCCGCTGCCCGCCCGGTCCGTCCCGAGATCGGTTACGCCATCCTCACCCTCGCGGTGGACTAATCGTAACTGGCTCAACTAACTACAAACCCGGTCCCTTTTGGGGGCCGGGTTTTTTGTTGGACAACAAATTCACCAACTATCTGTTTTTTTTACATGCACCATATAAAGTATTACTCCAGCGACGTTTTGGCTGTTATTTCTGGTGCATCTACAATCGCCGCTTGGCAGGAACAACTTGATTGGACTCTCAGGATTTTGGCGTCAATCACGGCCATCACGGCGGCAATCTATTCAATTTTGATCCGCAAGAAATCTGTTAGCGCCAGCGATGGGAAGAAACCCGACGATAAATAATCTTACGGGCGTTATCAAAAGAAGTCAGGGCGGCTTCGTTTTCAGAGATTCCCATTTTAATCAGAAAATTCATTTGCTTGGGTGTGCATAGCCCAAGGTTTTTTCGGGACTTCAATCGCTCAATAATTTTTGCAGCGTGTCCCCGGCAAAGCACCTGAGAGGTGTCTATGCCGTTTTCCTTGAGGAAGTTGATTTGATCTTGGTCCGGTGCGGTTGCCTCCCAAGGCTCAACAGGGGTGTATTCCTTCAAGGCATTGTCCCCTACGTTCACGGCAAACACCAATGGATCAACCGTCCGGCTTGTCTTTCTGGAATGTTTCTTCGCGGCCTTTTCCAGCGATTTGAGCAAATCCCTTTCGGCCTTCTCGGCCTCGGAAATCAAATCGCCATCCAAATCCTCGATCTTTTCGCGGATCTCCTTCTTGGTGATTACCAGGTCAACGGGCCGTATAAGCTCAAGGTTGTCACTTAACCATAGAGGGTCCAAGATCATGCAGTTTGGCTTTGCCGACTTCGCAATTGCCTCAACCCGCTCCTCGGCGGTGGACAGGCGATCAATAAGCCCAGATAGCGGCCTTGTGGTCCTGCCGACCGCCTGAACAAACATGCTGCGAATTTTGGTGGGGCGCAAAACACAAACACAACTGGCAGTATCGCAGTCCCATCCTTCCACAAGCAGCATGGCGCAGGCTATTACCGAGCCCGCAGGCCCCTTGTCAAAGGCAGCAATCTTATGGTCGCGGTCGGTGCATCCCCCGGACACAAAATCGGCCAATAGGCCGTTTTCCCGGCAAGCCTCGGCCACCAGCCTGGCCGTCTCCACCGAAGGGGTGAAAACGACGGTCTTGCGGTTGCCGGCTTCCGTTTTGATGGCAGAAGCGATGGCCTTTAAGAATGGTGTGATTCGGATTGCCAGATCTTCCGCGCTCAAATCGCCGGCAATTCTTTTGATGCCTTTAAGGTCAATCTTGATTGGGACATTCCTGACAATGGGCCGGACGAGATAGCCGTCCCTGACACCTTGAAGAAGGCCATATTCGTAGGCCACGCCCTGAAAGAACTCCCCCAAACTTCTCTTGTCGCCACGGTCGGGTGTTGCGGTAACGCCAAGGATCTTTGCCTTGTGGATGGTTGGAAGGTCTGGAGGAGGCAGCTCCCATTCCTCGGAAATGGCGTGAGCACCAAAATGAAAATAACGAAGGATTCTCTGATAACTTTCAGCCAGACTGCGGTGCGCTTCGTCAACGATCACCAAAGAAAAATGATCATCCCTGAATCCCATGAGCCTTGTTTTTCGGGAAAGGGTCTGCACGGAAGCCACGACAACCTTGGCCGACTGGCTCGCCATTTCATCGGCCTTTTCCTTGTCTGAAATCAGCCCGGTGGCTCGGAATAGCTTGTCCCTTGCCTGTTCCAGCAGCTCGTCGGTATGGGCGAGAATCAACACCCGTCCGCCCCTCTGCACCTCGCGGCTGGCGATATGGCTAAACAGGACGGTGTTGTGCGTTACGGTGAAATCACCAAGCAGGAATAATCTGTCTGGTCCTGAAATCTCAAACCCATAATAATCCCCAACCCCAATCGCTTCAAGTCGGATTCCTGTTCTTAAAACACTTTTCTTTTGGCGCCTAGGTGCCGCTTTCTTTCGCTGGATTCGGCATGGGATTCTCCAGGTATCGCCAGATATGCAAACTCGGTAATAGGTGCCTTTCACGCCATTCTGGCCGCATTTTTTGATGCACGGCGTCATGTATGCCGCTAGCCCAAGCGAACGAGCAATAAAACAAACGTCCTCCGACAAGTGTTGATACTTTGATATGAAGTCGAAGCACGCCCCATCAGCAAGACTGCCATCTGTGTCCAAAAGACCTGCAAGAAGCTCTAGCCTATGTCGCTCCGAATTAACCAAATATTCCCTTGGGATTTTTTTTGCCCCTAATACTCCCAATTCCCGGAGAGCTGCCTTGAATTTGTTTAAACACTTTCCGCGGCCAGTAATCTTACCGGAATGTATGTGGATCATTGGACACTTCCCGACCACTCTTTCGTGACGAATCAGCAATCCGCGGGCCTTAGCGTATTCCATTAGCTCTTGCTCGATTTCGTGATCTACGGTGGCGAATCCGGCCCCTCTTGAGTTTCCGTCTCCGAGCCAAACCCCAAATAAGTACGGGGGCATATCTGGATGCAAAGGTTTCTCGTGGAAATGAATCAAGCTAGCCCGCCATCCTTTTGCGGAGTGTCGAAATGTTTTGTTTGCCGAGAACCACTCTTGCACAGAGATGTTCTTAATTGTATCAGCGGGGTACTTATCGCCGCTCATTTTAAGCGATAAAATATGACTTTCGTTGACCACATATGGATCGCCTTTGATCGGCGTTACCCTATAAAGCGCCTCGCGCCCTGAACACACAGATTCGACGCGACGGGGCAATGAATCTGGTCCCATCAACTGCATCCCAACTTTCACATCTTCGACAGGTATGATTGTACCGTCATAAAGAAGAACAGGCGTGCCTTTGCCTAGGCACTTCCCCAGTCCCGTGGCCATTGAAATCAACTGCCGGTTGAATTTCATCCAGCCCGATTCAACAGCCTGCAAAGCCTCCTCTTGGTATGGCCTTAAACCAAGTCGCGGCCTTTCCTCGGCAAATTCAAGTTCTTCGATCATGCCGGTTTTTTCCAGTAACCAGGATTCTTTGCGTGCCACTCCCTCTGATAATTAGGGTGACTCTTTCTCCACTTCCTTGCGTAAGCCTTGGCTTTCTTGGGGTCTTTGAATGGCATATTCCCACGCCGGTTTTTCTGGACGGTCAGGAATGGGCGCAACATTCCTGCCGCTGATTTTAGCTGCGATATACTCCAACGGCGAATCCGGGCTTATGCCCAAGATGGTGCAGATGTAACACCTTTCATAAAACGAACGGCACCATTCGCGTCTTAAAAATTCAATTTCAGGTTCATGGTCGTACATCTTTGTCTAAATAGATGTTCTGAACCCGAAGTGCATAATCAATCTTTGCCGGTGAATAATTGGCCTTGTTAAAGGCTCCCCACCCGGCGCACCAAACAACCGCAAAGTTGAATGATGTTTCTGGATAATGGTTTTTTTTCAACTGGATGCTAATCCAGTTCAAATGAATGATGGCAATCTCCTTGCCCAATTTATCAACATTTGCATCGGTAAATTCCTCAATGGTGTATTGATACCAGGTCTTTGCGGTAATTTGGTAAGGCCCCTTTTCACCGTCCATGCCATCCTTGCCCTTCCAATTTTCCACAATCTTGATCGCGTTCAAAAATCGCTCTTGATTGATTGATAATCCGTTCCCGTTGATCTGGGAAAAGGCCGGGAGAATGCTGACGGCGATGAAAACAATCACTATGGCGGCCACGAAAATCATTTTTTGCATCGGCTGTGGGATAACGCTGATTTGACCCAGTTAAAAGTCCTGGGGTCGTATAATTGCTGCGGTGTAACGCGGATAATCAACCAACCTAGGGCAGCGGCCTCGGAATACTTTTCCATGTCCTTCACAAAACCGCTGCCCCGAGTATGGCGACCGTTGGCAAAGGCGCCGCCCTCTACTTCCAAGGCGACGCGCTCTGCAACCCACGCGAAATCAAACCTCCATTTCCTAAGCTCCGTGAACCTATGTTCGGTCGCCGGCACCGGAATGCCGTGATCCTCGCAGAGCTTGGCGGAAATGAAATACATCAGAACGGGACGTCGTCAGAGGCGGGCTGTTCTGATGCCGTGGGGGAACCAATCCGGTTGGGCTTGATGCCATCACCGCGAACGTAGTCCTTCACGGTGTTACGGTCGGGCCATACGCCTCCGTCGTCCTTTTTCTTCCCCTTCTGGATGCCCATTTTGAGGTATCCCGTCTTGCCCTCGCAGTCCTTGTCGGAAAGGGTTCCGCTTTCGTACTTCTGGGCCAGCCCAGTGTAGGAACAAAAATGGAACAGCTTGTAGGCGACGGAATCCAAGAGGTAGTCGTCAATCAAGTAGGTGTCCTCGGCCCCGACAAAGACCCGCAATTTGAGCGTGATCATGTCTGCGCCGCTGGACTTGGATTTGCCCTCCGTGGCCTTCAAGACCTCGAAAGGATAGACGCCCTCGGGACAAAGGCGCTCGTTGTTGATGTCATCTTCTGACTTGGGTTGGAACTTCATGGTGGTTTTTTAGGCTGACAGTTTCTTCTTCAGGAAATCAATGATCTTGGCCGCTTGCTCCTTGGTCATTTCCTCAAACTTGGAGACGCTGGCTTTTTCAAGCCACTTGGAAACCTCGTCATCGGGAATCTTGACGACATCGAGCAGTTTCTTGATGTCGGAAATCTGGTCGGGCAGGGCAAGGATGATGGCCTCGCTGTCGCCCTCAATGACCTCCTTGCCCTGGCGGGCGGCAAACTCGGAGTAATCAAGCGCGAATGAATCACCATCGGGGAAAGCCGTGATGCGGCTTTTCTTCACGATGGCCATGCGCTGCGGGCCTCGGCGCGTAGCCTGGATTGCCAGATCCAGCTCGTAAATGAGCTTGTCCCAGACATCCGGGATGCGACCGATTTCCGAACGCTGGCCGGTCTTGTCCAAGCCCCACTCGCTCGTTTCATGGCAAATGAACCAGATGTTCATGTCGAGACGGGAAGCCCACATGACCAAACGCCGCATGGCTGCAACGGCGGGCTTCTTGGAAGCACCGAAGGCATCTTTGTCGCCAAGGCGCTCCTGTTCCGCAGCAATTGCCGTCTGGAACAGCTTGGTAAGGCTGTCCACGATCAGCGTCTTGTAGGGATGCTTTTCAGTGGCGAGCGCCTGCATCTGGTCAATCAGGGTGTCAAATGACAGCGTGCCGTCCTCCGGCCCCATGTAAGCACCGCCCGACTTCTTCAGAAGCTCGCGGTACTGCGGTCCCTTGGCGCCGCCCTCTACGTCAAAGTAGTAGGGTGATGGAAACGACAGGGCGAGGGTCGTCTTGCCGACGCCCGAAATGCCGTACAGGACGGCCTTGATCTTGCCCGGCTTCACCAGCTCGGGCGCCTTAGCTTTTAGTTTGGACATGACTTTTGTGGTTTGGGTTTTCTGGACTTGAGGGGGGGATTGTACGACAGGGGGTGGGACATTCGTTGGGACAGGCTTCTTGGCGGGCGCCGATTCAATGGCCTTAACAATGGCGCTGACGGCATTCGTCTTTTTGTTGAGCTTGCCCTCCAGGGTCAGCACAACTTCGGAGAAATCCTTCCAGAGTGGGTTGGGGATCAGTTTATCGCCCTCTTGGGTGGCTCCCCCAAGGTGATAAACAGTACCTTCAAATTCCCCCGAGACGGTGCCTTTGACACAAGGCTGTTCGATTCCGGCAGCCTTGACCATTTGAGTCCCGAAGGACTCGATCTGACAAATTACGGATCGGATTTCTCCGTCCGTGAGTGCGTTGGTTTTCATGGGTTGAGGCTGCCTAAAAAACCCAAGCCCCAAATACCGTCAAGAGTTTAATTCGTTTTCCCCTAAAAAAAAATAAGGGTTTTCCTTAATCATGCTTGACGGCATGTTTGGGCCTTGAATTGTTCCACGCATGAAATCGCTGAATCCAATCGTCCTGAAGGCGCTTGTGGCGAGTCAGACCTACATGCGTCCCTGCACCAAGCGTCAGCGGGAAATCTGGCGCATGGTGGCCCTGGGAATGCGAACCATTGAAATCGCTCAAAAGCTCTCCGTGTCCGTCAAGACCGTTGAAACTCATCTTGCAAAGATCAAGGGACGTACTGGTTGCCGCAATACATCGGACCTAACGAGGGCCGCAATCATTGCGGGTCTTATCACGCCAACCCAAACGGCCTAACGAAACCGGCCATGAATGGCTCACAAGAAAAATCCCTGCCTTGCAGCCCGGAGGCAGAGGAATACCTCCTCTCCTATTGTTTTTTGGAGGGGTCGGAGATTGTCCGGCGCTGCATTGATAAGGGGATTGTCCCGGATTCATTCCACGATCCGAAGCGGATGATCGTCTTTGACTGCATCCTTTCATTGCACGCGAAGTCCATGCCGATTGATTTGGCCGTGGTTGCCGAGGAACTCAGATCAACCGGCAAGCTCAATGAAATCGGCGGCTACCCATTTTTGATCGAGGTAAGCGGGAAGATGGCCACCACGGCGCAGGCGCCATACTTCATTGATAAGGTTCGGGAACTGCATCTGCTCCGGGAAACCATTCGGCGGGCGAATTTCATTTCCGATAAATGCTATTCCTTGACCGACGGCATCGGTGATTTCCTTGAGACGGTAAAGCAAACTTTCTCCAACATTGGAAACATTGGCCCGGTGGCCAAGGCGCGGGGAATCTTTTCGTTTGAAGTTCCAAAGCCCGGAGATCCCAGCATCCTTCTGGGAAACCGTTACCTCGTCAGGGGTGATGGCGGGTTTCTGGTTTCAACCTCTGGCATGGGCAAAAGCTCAATGTCGCTGCAAATGGCCGTGCATTGGGCGTTGGGAATCAGCGCATTTGGAATCCCGTCGAATGGAAAACTAAGAAGCCTATTCATTCAGGCGGAGGACAGTGAAGGGGACATTGGTGAAGTGGTGGCAAGCATTGCATCTAGGCTTAATCTGACAGGAGAACAGATCACCGACATCAATTCCAAAGTCGTGATCCACACCATGAAAACGCGGAAAAACTTTTTAACTCAACTGCGTTCACTGGTCGAAATCCACAAGCCCGACATTGTTTGGATCAATCCCCTGCAATCGTTCATGGACGGCGACATCAAGGATTCTTCGGACTTGGGCAATTTCCTTCGGGATGGACTTTCCAGCGTTAATGCCGAGGGCAAATTCGCCTACATGATCGTTCATCACACCACAAAGCCGCCGCAGGAAAAGGCGGAACGGGCTTGGAACGAGGTCATGTACGATATGGCGGGCGGCGCCGAAATCATCAACTGGGCTCGCTGCATCATGTCGCTGCGGGCCAGCAAGGAGGAGGGAAAGTTCAACCTGGTTCTCGCCAAGCGTGGTCGCCGGGCCGGCGTGACCCGAAAGGTTGA